TGTAAGATACAAAGCTAGAGAGAGATACGTATTCGGATTCTCTGACCCTAGAGGTATCTTCGGATCAAATGCAACATAATCGATAAATTTAAAGGGGCCGCTTTTAAACGGCCCCTTTTTCATATATAAGGTGTGAATATGAAAAATTTCCTAGTCAAAATCTATGCATATAACTATAAAATGGAGATGACCATTACCTCAATGGATGGTCCATTAGATATAGAAAATGCTATTGTTGACAAATTGGGAAAAGGTGATATAAAATGGGAATATCTTGGAGAAATGCATGATCCAAGAATTAACCGAATAACCTATGAGGAGGTTATTAATGGAGGAGATGATGCAACATCTACAAAGTCTATACCAGGAGAAGAAGGGTCTAGACCTACAATGGGAGCAAGAGCATCTTAAAGAGGGTAGATATACTCTCGACATGGTTAAGATTGACAGAAAAGTCAAAGAAGTAATTAGCCATATAAAACTAGCTGAGGCTAAAAAAGCTGATCTAGAAAATAAAATAGATGACGCTCAACCTAAAGTTTCTGTAGCCACTTAAGAGCTACAAACAAAATCAACACAAAACTATAGCCCTCTTGCGCTCTAATTAAATGTGATGTATAAAAGACACACTATACATTTAATTAGAACATAGACGCGTATAGTCGACGGCCTAGAGACTATGTTCGGAAAACTAGGAGGATATAATTATGGCAAGTACTACATTTTCGGGACCGATTAAAGCGGGAACGATTTCAAACACAACAGGTTCAACACTTGGTGATAACGTAAAAAAC